AAGTTAGCGTTTGTTGTCGTACACCATTGATGTAATACTTATTACCTGACTCCGTACTAACTGAAGTAACTGCAAAAGTTTGGCTATTAGTAGGATTAGTACGCGCTGTATAAGTAATGATCTCAGTCTTGTCTGTGGCAGATAGAGTTAAACGGCCACTTGTAGGAACATCTTTATTTGGGGCAACAGCTTTAACCACATCAACAGTAGTTGCACCGATAGCTAAGTTTGCCTGTAGCGTACCTTGTACGTTATTCTCGAAAGCCATTTTATGTATCCTTTACTTTAACTTTAAAGTTGACTTCTTTAGTTCGGCCTTGGTTGGTCTCAACTGTGACAGAAACGATGTAGCTCTTTTTATCCACACCCGCAGCTACCCAGACTTTAGGTATGATGGTCGTTGCATCAGTCACATAAATCGTTAAGCCCGCTGGAGCTGAAGCAGTCACAGTGGAAATTATCGCGTCCCCACTTGGAAGCCATGCAGTAAAATCAATGTCATAGTCCAATCTTTCAGTGGGCTGTTTGGTATACGATTCCATAAATATCTCTCTTTAAGCTGCTTCGGCAAAGATGGTTCTATCTTCTGCATCTACAATGATTACTCGGTCAATCGCTTCAACCGTTATAGATCGGACTTCTGCCTCAACCAATATGAGAATGCCGTTACTGCGTTCACCCGTCTGTGAAACATAAGTAAAGCTGCTTACTACTTCAGCTGTTGCTATGGCGTTTATCGGAGAAGGAACCCTCATTCGGAAGGCTGTTGCTTCTACTGAAGCTGCGGCATTTGAATAACCAAACGCAGCGTTTATTCCTGTTCCTGAAACAGTTATGTCAGCCGTTCCAACTACATCCGCCTTGGCATAAATTTCCTTATCAGCTAATGACACAACATCAGACGAAGCTGATAGTGCAGCACTGGTGAATTTAAGGAAGTTTGTGTTAACTGGAGATATGGAACCTGTACCATTTAACGTACAGGTTGCAGAACTCTCAATGTAAGAAGCGGCTGTGGTATCTGCTGACGCTGAGATCTGAGCAGAAGCAGTTTGTATTGCTCCAGCTGTGGCAGACAGTTCAGATGACGCAGTGAGGCTGAAGCTAAATAGTACGGTGGCTTCAGCTGCAACATTTGCAGAAGGGGTATATCCTGTATTTGTCCAGAACGCTGGAGTGGTATAGGCTTCGCTAACGGTTACAGGGTTTACATAGTAAGTTGCTGCTGTCTGTGTATACTGTTCCGTAGCATAAGTTAGGTATGTGTCACTTCCTTGATAAGAAGTTGTACCGGGATATACGAATCTATATCCTGATCCGACAGGGCCATAACTATAAGACCCATTCACATATACTGTGGATCCTACGACTGCCCATTCCCACACAGCAGGAACCCAATACCCCGCAGTTATTACGGCAGGATGGAATACAGATTCTGTATAGAACTGTGTGGTAATAACATTTGCTACGGCACCGATTAAGTTGTCGCCATCAGCTGTGGCTGAGGCTGAGGCATTGACTGAAGCACTGGCAACTGATTCTGATAGGTAGCCAGAGGCAACAATGCTGGCTGTTGCGGTAGCTGTTGATAGCCCCGCAGTAATAATTGTAAGGTCTCCAACAGCACTTATGGTTACAGATGGATTGATTGCTGCTGAAGCGTCAAATATCACATAGGTTGATGAAGCGACAGAGACTGAAGCAGTAGCCACAATATCAGTCTGGCCTACAGCTTTCTTATTACCTACAGAAATCGCCAGACTAGATCCACTGAACGATCCAGTAGCAAGTAAAGTGTTGAAGCTTTCAGCTGTTGCTTCAGCATCTGCCAATACTTGGGCTGACCCTAATATGTCAACAGTGACACTTAACGATAAGTCTGCCGTAGCATTAACTGTTGCTGATGCGTCAATGTACCTTACTGTGAACGCTGTTGACGTAGCTGATGCTGCACTGGTTACGTCTGCTATGCCTATACAAACTCGAGTACCTGTTGCAGTAACCTCAGCTGATGCTGTTGAGTATGCAAAGCTACCACTAAGGACACTTACATCTGAAACCACAACCTGAGCATTAGGTGTGTAACCTGTTGGTACAGATACTGCTTCAACGTAAACAGCAGGATGAGTGGTCGTGTGTGTAGTAACAGTGTCTTCTAGTATTTGGTAACGAGTAGCGTAGTGAGTTACAGTTACTTGGTTCAGACCGGGAATATACACAGAGTCTTGATGGTTAATACTTCCAATCACAGCGCCTTTATAACGGCCTGATGTATTTGCAGCTGGAGCAGGCCCAAAGCTTCCCCAAGTTGAAGACTCTGTAGGTGGAGAAGAGTTTTGATTCTGAGGGGTAAAAGTCCATGTGTAATCTGACCCAGCAGGGTACATACCATGATAAAAGTAATAACTACCAGAATAATAGTATGTAACTCCGCCCGGATTAGTTCGAGATTGAAACGAAGGTACAGGAGAGTAATACCCATAAACTGACGTAGCTGTTGTATAGGTGTAAGTATCGTATTCAGGTATCGTGTAGGCGGGGGTTACCTCAAAACTATCCAGCACATAGGCTTCAGCTTGAATAATTCTCGCTGCGATTGCCGAACTTGAAACCGAGGCGCTACAAGTAACTGTTGCCTGACCATTACTACTAGCCTGTGCTACAGCTGTTAGGTTGGCAGTGCCTATAAACTGAGCATTTCCAACTGAAATCTTATTACCAACTGATATGGAAACAGCAAAAGCAGACAACGCTGCGGATACATCAATAACACGATATGGCGCAGTAGCAATGACGCAAGAGCCATCAACATTAGCTGTTGCAAAATGTATAGTAGCAGTCGTAGCCGATGTATTTGCATGAGCGATAATAGCTGCATTTGGATTAGCAGTATTAAATGCTGAACTTGAAACAGAACTCTGAGCGACACAACTGGCTTGAGCAGATGAATAGTTAACTGCAATCGAACTCACAACAGCTGACGCTGCTACTGAAGCTGCGTTGTAAACCTCAGAGTTAGCCGCGCTAGAAACGGCTGCGTTAGCATTGATGGTTGTATGAGCGACTGACTTCTTATGGCCAACTGAGATGGCAATACTGGAGCCAATAAAGGTTGCACTAGCCGAGGATACATTATAGCTAACACTTGATAGTGAGCTAGAGCCAGAAACACTTGCTTGAGCACCAGAAATCGCTATGGCTTCAGCAGTTACATTGCTCGTTGAATCAAATGCTGCACCAGCATCTACAACTGCATGAGCAGCAGCCGTTAACTCTGATACAGAAGCAATCGTAACTGAGGCTTCAATAACAGAATTTGATGATGCAGTAATTAAGGCGGAGCCATTAAGGGCTGCGCTTGCAAAAGAATTTATACTGGCTGAAACATCGTCAGCACTTGAAACAGATACAGTGCCACCCATACCGGAATGGTAAGCACAATAATAATAAAGAGTAGATGGGGTGTCTTCAGTGACAACAATGGAAATCGAAGAGCCAGCCTGACCTTGATTACCAGTAATGGTTACGCCAGTAGTGTACTCGCTGCCACCACCATGTGTGCCATTGTTAGTGGTGCTGAACCGTAAAGGATGAGAACCATTGCTAGAGCTTGATAAGTCGAATGTATATGTAGATCCGACTTTGAAATCTAATGGTCTATTAGATTGGCTAGCAATGACATAGTTACCGCCAGAAGCAGTAACCACAAAAGTTTGGGTGTCAGATCTAGATAGTGAGCTACTTGCAGTAACGCTAGCATTTAAGCCATGAATAATACTAGAGGTTGCGATGATGTTAGATTGAGCAGTAACAGTGGCATAAGAGAACGCTCCTGAAGTTGCAACGGCAGTTAATGCAGCGCTTGCAACCAAAGTGGTCTGTGCCACCGCTTTCTTTTCACCGACTGAGATCGCTAAGCTTGAGCCAATAAAGACACCATAGGCATCCCATACGACATAAGTTGATGAATCGACTTCACTTGATGCGGATACACCAGCACTTGATTGAAGAATACAGTGTGCAGATGAACTTAGATTAGCTTGTGCCGCTACAGAACATTGGGCTGAGGCTTGCGCTGAGCTTTCTGATAGAACTGAGCAAGAGCTGATAACACTGGCTGTTGCTGGAGTGACTATAAAGGTAGATGAGGAAGAATCGGCAGTCGCATTGATAGATGCCTGCACGCCTCGATGAACATTTGCACTAGAGGACATAGCTGCATTAGCAACCAATGTTCCAGAGGAGAAAGTGACCTTACCTGAGTTAGCGGTTAGGTTACACTCTGCTTGTAATGAAGCAGACGCGTAGGCCACCCTCGATCCTACAGCAACATTCGTTGCTTGAGCCGTAACGTACACGACTGCTTGCCTGTGAACCACAGCATTAGCATCACTGCTTGCTGCACAAACTATTTCAGCGTTACTAAACTTAACTCTATACCCTTCTACGTTTGCAGCTGCGTTACAACCTAGTGTGGCAGTAGCCATGGCAAAACGAACAACAGATTGCGTTGTTGTTAATGCGACTGAGTTGATTACAGCAGCGGTAGCATGAGAGTGTAAAGTTGCTTGAGCAGAAGCAGATGCCCCTGCACTTAATGATGCCGCACCCTCAACTGTTGTCACCTCTGCCGAAGCAGAGATAACACCAATCGCGTGTGTATTGAGTGCGGAAAAGTTCATTTAGTCTAGTGTCACCGTAACACCACTGACAGCAAACGACAGTACATCGTCAGCGGTTAGTGTCTTGGACGTTGCCAAATTGGTGTGATAAAGCATGTTGCCACTGGATGCCGCATCGAAAATGCCGATGTGACTAATGGTAACGTTAGACCCTACCAATGCAGGAAACTGAATCTGGGTTGAGCTGTTAACGGCTCCACCAGAAATAGTGCCAAACGACATTGCTTGACGGGCATAGTTAGTCCATGCACCTTCAGCGCCACCAGAAGCCGCGTCAGTAGGATCACCGATGAATACAGCTAAATAGGCCTGAGAAATATCGGGAAAGTCACCACCCTTTAAGGTGGCATTGAGAATATGCTGCTCAAGATAATCAGAAAACTTAGACATTGCTAACTCCAAATAAGGTTTTAAGTTGCACTAAATAGTGCAGGATTGGGCCAGCGCCCCTACGCTCCAAATCGAACTGACTTAACGCGGAGATTTGTACTGTCGTAACCTTGCATCTGAGCAACCTTGGCCCTAGCAAGTTCACGATCAAATAGTTGCCTGTAATAGGCCGCACGATTAGGGTCATACCATTCTGTATTCGCCATCATGCAAAGGAAGTGTTTCGCTCCAGTTTCAATGGCAGTTCGCCATCGAACACCCAGCTCATAAGGAATGCTCGTTGCATTTTGTTTCGGCTTTAATGCCATACGACACTCAAGCTCTTCAGATACTTTAGGTATGGGTGCCATGCGAGTGGTTAATATTCCATCGGTGGAGTAATAAAGTGGAGTGGCCCATCGGGTTTCATCTTCAACGTCACCCTGCAGCTGAGACATCTTACGAACTGAAATGGGTATTAACTCCACGCCTTTTCTAGAAATAGAAATAAGCTGAACCAGCTCTGCATTCCTTGGAATAGGCAAGTCATGCTCTATCTCTCCAGCCTCTGTATCAAGAGTGTCTTCTGTATGTTCCCAAATGAGGGTTCGCTCACACAGTTCAGAAGTCGCTCTGCGTAGAGAATGTATAATCGTAAATGATGGTGCGCCTTGAATCTCAACTACTACATCAGGAACAAGGGTCTCTAACTTTATATCAGCCATGGGTTATTCCTAAGAGTTAACTGCATCTGCGCCTTGTACTGCTCTCATCTGTGCACTAGAAGCATCAATCTTTGACTTAACACCCAATGAAGAAGCAAAGCCCATCATGTGAACTTGAGCACGAGTCGCATTACCTGCAAACTCCGCGTCTTTGTTATAGGCACGATAGAGAATAAAATCCAACAGAGCATTGGCATAAATATCATCTACGCCTATCTTCGTGGTTGATGCTGCTGAATTTAATGTTTCGTCTGCATTTACAATCGAAATCTCAGTAGGCAATTTTGAATATATAATCTCTAATCTTGCTAAAGAATTAGGTCGGGGATACAAGTAGAATGTCTTTGGATCCCGCTCGTCATAGACAAAATGATCTATGTTCACGCCAGCCGTTGCGTTATGCCATGCAGGTACTTGGTCATCGAGAACGGATCTCTGAATCAATCGAGTTGCCTTATAGGTAGAAGTTGCTGCTGTGTTACGAATAACTTCCATCAACCTCAATCCATCAGCTGGAAGAGTCTGTTTGGAAGAGTCTGCGACAGGCGTAAACTCCTCATTAATAGTATTGGCATCAGGCCGATACAGGACTACTTCTTTATGAGCATCATTCAACCAGTACTGAAGTTCAGAGTTTGGCCACCGCGTGCCAGACGAGCTTGTGTCCTGCAAAACAATCTTGGCTCTACTGATAATTTCTTTGGCTAACGTGACGGCCATGGATTACTCCTAGATTAATTTACCGCTTGAATCACATGGCATCCAATCAGGGTTCATCTCACCCCATGGAATGGTTGGATAAGGAAAGCCATCAACAGGATTACGAACAAACTTAATAGTGGGTTCCTTAGTTGCCTTATTGGTTTCTTTCTTCTCAACCTTTGGTTCGGTGAGACCTAAATGGTCTTTAATCATCTTCGTAGCATCGGCTCTTAGGGTGCTGGCCTTGCTGCGCTTATCCATGTCGATACTGAAATGCTGCTTAACATAGCTTTCAAGATCATCTTTAGACATGGTTTCAATAAATTCTAAGTCTTCCTTAGATATTGCCGTCTGCATTTTTAGGGCTTTACCTTTAGACATGATTTCTCCTCAAAAAAAACCCCCACCTCGAGCGAATCGAGATGAGGGCTATGATCTACTTCTTAGCGTTTAACAAAACAGCAGAGGTAGGTTGAACGACTTTGTAGCCGTATACTTTTAAACCACGGATGGCATCACCGAAACGGCTTTCCAAACGTAGGGTTTCAGTCTTAACAAACTGGCTAGCAAACGTAGCGAACTGGGTAGTACCACCCAAGATCTTATACTGAGCATCAGCGTCAGCTACGGCTGCGGCTGCGGCATCGTCACCACGAATCGGCACGTTGTTAGACTGATAGATCGTAAAGCGATCAATGATGCCTAGCTTTCCATTACGCGCAATCGAGGTAGAATCACCTGACTGGTTAGCGTTCTGAAGATCAGACTTCTTGATCATTGAACAGATCCAAGGTGGTAGAACCAACCAACGGCCAGATTCAGCCTGATCAGCTTCGTCCAACTTGTTACCCATATCAATGATATGGTCAATAACATTAGCCGAAGTGATCTGTATGGCATTAGCATACAATGCACCACCAATGATATTGCCAGCAGCAACGCCACTGTAAATACCATTTAATACATCGCTATCAACAGCAATCTTCATACGCTCACCAGCATCACGAGTTGCCTCGTTAACTAGCTGAATATCAGATTGAGCCATCAACACATCGTCAACCTTGAAAGCAAACATTTTAGCTTTGTCGATTAACAACTCTAGCTCGGTATCGTTAAGATCCGCATAGCTAGTGATTGGTGTTGCGTGAGCTGGATCGTAATCCGAGATGCCCACAGTTGGTGTGTGACGAACATGAACCTTGCTACCATGGCCAGAAATATCGCCTTGGTAGTCAGTGTTACAAATTGCGTCTAACACTGTGGTTTTATAAAAATTAGCAAGTAACTTCTTGCTCCATACTTCAGGTATAAATCGACCGCCTGCGCCGTCTGCAAATGGAAGTGCCATTGCCCTTCTCCTTATTTAGAAAATAAATTTTCGAGTCAGGAAAGGGAATCAATCCTAACTCGTCATAACTGACCGGATAACATGGCCTGATCAATTTGATCGGCATGCTTTTCATACTCAGAAAGACTCATGTTTTTAATTTGTTCACGAGTAAACTGAGTAGTCTTTTGGCCAGTGTTGTTGGAACGAACAGATGAAACAGCCGGATCAGCCGCCTTCTTTGCATCGTCCAAAAGCTGCTTTTGCTTATCCGCTTTAGCGTTCACGGGACTAGCACCTACAGCCTCTTTGTACGAGGAGAGCATCCAAATAACCGATTGAGGGCTGCCAGAACGGAGGATGTCTTGAACTTCTTTAGGTTGGCGTGAGGCCCATCCCTGAAAATCAGGCGTATCAACAACTTCGTAGGCGTCTGCATGTCCTTCAATGATGGCTTCACGATGTTCTACTTCTGCTTTATTAGCGTCCGTAGATTTCTGTGACTGCTCCATTTGGGATAGCTGCCCACTCATCTTGTCGATAAGTTGTTTTTGGGTGCGCATGGTATTTACGAGAGGATTAAAGTCTTCACCGTATTCATCCACAAAGGATGTTAGGTCATCCGCCTCAGCCACTAATGGCCTTGGTGGAGCGTCTCCACTAGGAGCTAATGCTGGCATGGTAGCCATCATCTTGGCGCTTTCTAGCTGAGCTTGAAGGGCTTCATTCTGCTTGCGAAGTTCTGAGGCTTCCATCGAAGCTTTCGTCATCTTCTTGCGTGCGTTCTCGTAAGAGGCTTGCGCGTTATGAATACGCTCTTGCGCATTCTTTATACTCACTCCATCAGTTTCAAAGTTAGCTGAGTTGTCCTCTTCAGGTTCTGCTTCAGTTGCCACTGCCGCTTCTTCTGCTTTGGGTTCTGCTTTGTTTGTTACTTCTGGTTCAACCACTTGGGATTCAATACCATCAGCTTCAGCTTGCGCCTCTGCCAACTCAGTCACTTCAACCTTGTCCTGTTCGGGGGCTGATGTAGCCTGTCTTAAAGCCTCGTCTGCTTCCGCTTCTAAACGGTCTATTTGCTCTGGTGTCACTTGCTCTCTCCGCAATGATGGGTATCAGGCCGATCCGCGCCTTGTCCTGTTCGGGGGCACTTATTCGGGAATTCCTTCACCCGCTCCAATTCAGCTGGGGCGAAATCGCTTATCCAGCCAGAAAAAAATAAAGCTATGTGTTGAGGAGTTTCTGCGCAGTCTCTTCGATCTGCAGCAGCTTACGAAGCACCGCACATTCACCTTGTAACGTGCGATAAGCACCAAGGTCGTGAGGGTTCGTCTCCATGTCTTCCTTCGCAATGTCATACATGCGTTGGAGGTATTCTTTGAAGCGACCCCATTGATCGGGGTTGCTATATGTGAGGTACATGACAGCTTCAACTTCTGATCGCTGTAATTGTTTTCGATTCATTTGGTTAGCCCATATTGCTTAGCCACAAGTCGGACATAACCTGCATCAAGTTCGATGGCATCAAGGAATAGAGCATCGGGACACTGCAGGTAATCCCATGCACTGTCCTGAATGTTTGGTTTGATGTGGGCTAAATCCGCCACCGCTTGCTTAATGACAGCAAACGCTAGGCGATTTTCTGGGAGACTGAGTTGCAGTCCTTTACGAATGTGTTTAACAGCTAGCTCAGCTCTAATCACCTTGGATAAGGTATAAAACTTTTTAGGATCACCACCTATACTGAGATACCAAAGATCTGGTTCGTATCTTTCAGTATGGTATTCCATACATTACTGACTAAACCCATCTGGGGTCTTGCCTTGTTGTACAGATTGAACTGTTTGAGCCGCATATGCCCTGTCTCGAGCAGCTTCTGCCTCTCGTTCTGCAGGTAATGTCTCAGCATCAACCATATTGAGCATCGCTTGTGACTGTTCTCTCTTAGCTTGAGCCTGAAGTTTAGCGATTGTGGCCGCTTGTTCAGCCATCTCAGCTTCCATATGAGCTTCTCGCATCTGATCATCTGCTGTTTGCCTTGCTTCTTGAGCTTGCATCGACTCGTCATCAGGCACTGGCATGAACTTATCAGGGTCTAGATCAAGAGATCTGGCTACTTCGCCCAGCACAACGCGTCTATCTGTTAACGGCAGATCAACTTCGTTGGTTGTCATCTGAGCAAACTGAATAAGACGCTGAGATTGGACTTCCTTAGCCAATAATGCGGTAGAACCACGGGCGACAATTTTCATATCACCTTTGATTTCTTCTTTAATGTTCCATCTCATGTTCCAGTTGTACAAACTGACAATTAGAGGACGCGTCAAATAGTCATCAATGTTCTTAATTATTGATTTAACTGCAATAGAAGCTGCACCCATCATCATGGATATGCCTGATGCTGTCTTAGTCATGCCCGGAGTATTCTGTCCGTGGCTATAAGATGGCATTGATGTTTCTTCATCAGCGAAGCGTCTGAACAATTCGATCACAGTGGTTAGATGCTGAGATACATTCTGCGGCTGATAGAACCTGAGCATCGGTGTGGCTGAATCACCACCCTCACGTAACCAAATCTTCCATGGGTGAATGTCAGTAACATCCGCTCCAGCTGGAAGCATGTTGGTATTGACCTCAACTTGAGGGCCAGAAGAAATTGCTTGGTTATCAATGAAGATTCTTACTGCAGCGTTAATGGTGTCTTGCGAATCACGCATCATCTTAGGAACGCCTGTGCCCCACAACTGATGGGGAGTGCGTTCGTAAGGAAATAACTGATAGGGAAGCTCCCCACCTTGGTGTGGATTCAATCGAGCACGAATAACTTTAGATCCACAGATCCAGACGTTAGCCTCATACTCTTCAGTTTCATCTTCTATTTCTAATCCAGCCTTTTGAAGTTCAAGACCATCGACTAAACCCCACCACTCAATGACCTCATAGCGATTTGATGTGGTCTTCATTAACTGACCAGCAATGTGGCGTCTTGACTGTTCGTGGGTTTCTTCAACATGGTTTCCATCAGGATTATCGGAAACGATTTCATCTATGTTTTCTGTACTAAATCCAGTCATTTTCTTTAGCGCACGAAACTGATGCTTCGTCATTACATGGCGGTGAAACACACCAGATAAATCACTCAAGTCAATTGCATAAGGATCAGGATAAACATCGAAAATTGATACATACTCGATATTTGGTTTAGCGATTTCTTCTGAGGACATTGTCCAGCCATCAGGAGTTTCTGACCATCTCTGTTTATTTTCCACTTTTACAGTGGATCCTTTCACACAACCTGTACCCAGCATGCAAGATTCCATAATGGCTTTCTTGTACACACCTTCATAATTCAATTCTTCTAACTGATCCTTCATTTCGAGAGTCATCAGCTCAGCACGTTTTTTAGCAATTTTTCGAGATTCTGCTGCAGCCTCTTCCATCACTTCTGCAACGCGCTGCTTTGCTAACTCCATCGGATCTATCTGTAACTCGCCACCTTCAGCTTGTAACTGCTGCATGATGGCCTCTACTTCAAACATGGCCTTTTGGTTAAGCTCAATAATAGAAGGTTCATCCATCATCTCGGGGACGCTGGTGGGTTCTATACTCCAAGGCATGTCTCCACTGGGAAACAATAAATCAATGATGCGACTATAAGCCGCCATTGTTTTTTCACGAGTTAGACGAACATAGATCTGTGATCGGTTGGGGTCAGCAGACAAACGAGCCTGTGTGTCTTCGTCATACTGAGCATTGAACGCACGCAGATCTTTAACCCAATCGTCTTCAATGTCTTTACGGGCATCGCTCCATTCTTCAAAACGATTACGCAGCGTTCCGCCTAATGAATCAGCAACTCTTTCGTTGTTCTCTGATTCATCGTTTTGAGGCTCTTCACCTTCTTTGTAATCAATTATCATTTAATACCCTACACCCGCTTGAGCGGCCTTAAACTGTCGTATACTTACTACGGAGTGGCCATAATTTCTTGGCATCCTCCGATACATTTCACAAGCGATGGCATAAGACATGACGCGGTCATCGTAATAACCATGTCTTGAATTAGTGCTACCGTTTGACTGAACGATGTAAGTTTCCATTTCATCAATTGTTTCTTGGCAGACAATGCCAGAATCAGAATCTCGGATAATGGATGCGAGGTTGTCGATGATTAAAGGTTTGGAACGAGATGTTGTAAGCCAGCCAACTTTCTTAAATTGTTTGCCGTCATACTCACGTTCTAATTCTTCTTGCATATAAAGGTTGGGGTAACCTTTATTCTTTAATATGGTTAGGGTAGTAAGCCCGTGGTTGTTTCGCTCAACTCCCATAAAGGCTCTGCGATATAGCATGCCCAAGGCGTAGAGCAAATCACCAAAATGATCAGGAGCAATTTTTCCATGCCACTGAGCTACTTGATTACCGTTTTGGTCTAAGACATCTGCACACGAGAAGTCACCCTTCTCTAAGCCTTCTGCAACGTCAACGCCTATAACGTAACGAGAATTCGATTGAGGTAAATCCCAAACCCTTAAACAGCCATCATCTTTTTCAATCAGTGTCTGCGATTCAATCTGAAGGTCAGCTCTCATCATTGGGGAGTAGCACTCATCTCTTGCGGCCATAAGCCATGAAGAGACAAACACACTGCGACCCGATGAGATGAACGCTTCGTTTGCTGAAATGGGGTACTCTTGACGGAACAAGTCATCAGAGCGAAGCTCCATGATTTTATTGCGCCTCCAATAAAGCTGATCGTTTGTTAAGCCAAGGCTCTCTACCATCTGCTCTTCTTGTTTTGTCCTAACGAAATCTACTGGAGATAACATGACGTATTCAGGTTGCCAGTACCAAGGCACAAATATTAATTGGTATGTGCCTTCGCCTCGCTGTGCTGCCTGAACCATTTCATAGAACACACCACCAACACCGTTGGCAGTTGATTCAAGAATAACTTCAGTACCATCCTCCGATGGAACGGCTTGCAATACACCAGCTAGATGCTCTTCACCGTTGGGCCAGAAACCAACTTCTGATCCATGAAATAATTGTAGGGTTTGAGATCGACCTACTGCTTTGTTACCTGCAGTACCCACCTTGTAACCAGAGTCTATCTTGTCGAACATCAACTCTTTGGCGTTTGAACTAGAGACGGATGGCTTGAAAGGATTGCCTTCGTGATAACGTCTTACCATATCAAACAAGTTGGCCGTGGCTTCATGCTCGTGTGTAAGGATGAACGCACGCTTGCCTCGGTTCTGACTCACCTTATGATAGAAACGAGCCTCAGTGTAAGTTGAGCAGCCTTGTTGCCTACCTTTAAGAACAAGTGCCCTCACCTTTCCAGTCTCAACAATCTGCTTCTCTAATTTCTCATGAATGAACTGCTGGGCTTTGTTGAGCACAAACCGCTTCTCATCACCTTTCTTTGTCCTGATGTTGAGGCACGACTTCGCAAAATAAGGGAAGTTAGTTTTTAACGCCTGAAGCTTTTGTTTTTCAGCAGGGGTCATATCCGATCAATGTCTTCGATGTTGACGACAGTGGATGACTCAATGTAATCACCCTCAATGGCGTCATCGTCCAATGCAGGTAGATCAGCGATAACAGATTCAATAGCAATCTTTGAATCAACAGTCCTCTTGTCAGTGAACATGGCTAAGTGACGACCCAACTGAGTCCAAGCTGTTACCCTAGATCCGGGCGAACCGAACTCCATATCCTTTGCTTCTTTGATAAGCCCTCGGACAACCATCTCTTCGTCCACTAAAGATTTTTCTTTAAGCTCGTTCATTCGCTCTTGCATAAATAGCCTTGAGTGATGTTTATTCAATATCCTTACAGCGACCTTCTTATGAATGATCTGTGCCTTCGCCATTGCTCTAGCCAAATCAAAATCAATCATGTACTCCATAAGGAAGTGTTCTTGTCGCACCGTGATAAGTGTTCCAGTCTCTTCTAAGACCTGACCACCATGACGCTGCTGCTGACTTTTTAGCCCGTTACGACTACACCAGCGTTTGAATTTATCTTTACGCACATCTTCTTTCGCCTTGTGTTTAGCGATGATGGCGTCTTCTTCTTTTTGCTTTGAGAGTTTCTCAGACCAAGCCTGTTTTTCGTCAGGGGTTAAAGGCACTTCTCTTTTAGTAGCGCCTTCACGACTTTGAACTGAATATGAGTCAGCCATAAAGATTTACTTTTAAATTTGGGGGGGGATCCTCACCGGTCTAGGAATCCGGTGAGGACAACTACTACGACCTAGGAGGAATCGCTGTAGGTATACTGCGACAGTGTAACCACCCACGAAATTTGTGGTCACCCATCAAGCAGAGACTCAGTCACTACAATCTGAATCTACCCCCTTTATTATAGATTCGTGCGCACTCCGTCAAGTGCTTATTTAAAAAAACTTCAACTAATTCAGTTACTTGACAACCGATTCCTATGATACCGTTCAGAAACTGTACCGTTTGGGTTCAGAAACTGTACCGTTTGGGTTCAGAAACTGTACCGTTTGGGTCATACACAAAACTACTTGGTAATGGTTACCCTTTTTACTGTATAAAAAACAACAAGTTATAGATGAATACACAAAACTTTTTGGTAATACCTCTATATACTTTTTGGAAAGCTCTGGATGGGGGGGGTAACTAACCATGCCATATATTTGGAGTTAGTTACCCCTGTCACCTAACGTATCCAAACGTTACTAAGCGTAGGTAATTAAGCAGAGTCGCGGAAGAATGTAAGTCCAAACAATTACGGCCATAAATGACTGCAGTTTACGTCCATTACTAGGGTGGTTTTATGGGTGTGATTAGGATGGTTTTGGTGGGTAGATTGAGGGTCTTTTACCATGGACTAAAAGCAAGGTAATCGGCAATCTTTGTAATAGGGGGGGTCGCTGAGTGACCATGGGGGGGTCGGCAGGTGAACGGGGTCGCTGATTGGCCCCCCTATATCT